CCTAAACAGTAACCCAACGACCGCACCCGGTTAAAGATAAAATCTTACCGTTATCGGTGAAATGTTCTGCCAAGTAGTTTTGGCGCGCAAATCTTGTGTGCCTTCCAGGTGTTGGCACCACTGTAGTTCAGACTGCCAAGTTCCTTGACAACTTGTACCATCAGCGTTTATATTGAATACACCGGGCGCGGTTAACATGTTTGAGTTAGTCAGAATAGATAATAATCATTACTCATAACACATGAGTTCCAAAAATTTTATTTTCAATAAAGAATACTGACCGTTTTAGTTACTTTTTCTTTTTCGTTTAGTACCTCTTTGAGAACTGCTTCTAGTTCTTTTAAGACCATTAACAGATGTATTAGTTAATCCAGCTTGAAATAAAAATTTTCTACCCAATGAATATTGATCTAAATCTAAAGATAATTTTTCAGTTAAGTCTACAACCCAAAATGTATATGGGGCCCATGGATCTTCTCTTTCTTTAGGTTGTGCTTTATCTGGACAAGGTGTTGCTTTAGAATGAATAAATCTGTATGCATCCTGAATAGGGTTATCTGGAGTAGGAACAAATCCTAACTGCCAGTCCTCCAAAATATTTGGATTCATTGCATTAATTTGAGCTAATATCTCAGCTTCCAAAGGAATTTTACATAATTGTAATATTAGTGATATTTCATATTCTTCAACATGTCTAGTGTATTCTCTAATCTTTTGTGAATCATAGTCGGTTATTTGACCACCTTCCTTAGGGACACTAATATTAAAGTTAGTATTCCTGGTATTATCACAAACTGTCAGAAACAGTTCATTACTCCAGCAAATACCATTGTTGTGGCCTTGTGCTCTTTGTAACCAATATGGCCGATTAAATAATTGTGCATCAGTGGATACCAAAGACCCACTAACAGTAGGGAAATAGATAGAACTGGCAATTTGACTTCTAGACTGGTCACTGGATGCTGCAGGTAACATAAAGTTATGGTCTTCATTTACAACTGCATCTGGGATGGTATCACCCACAACACCACCGCGCACAAACATATGCCTAACATAACATTGTTCTCGTCGTCCATAGAAAAAACATGAGTTGCCATATACATCATTTGACATCTTTAAAAAGTCTGGATATTTACATGTGGAGTCTACTATATCCAAACTTACGTCAGATTTGGTTACTGATAAGGCCTTAAAATTCATATTACCGAAGCCTATGTCAACCATATCTCCATCAGAGATAACAGTGTTTTTTAACTCTAATGGTGGGCATCCCCCAGTATCTGGTTGCTTTTCAGCACATGGTAAGGCTGTGTCCCAATGTTCACCTAAGCATGGTGTACATCCTAAAACAAATAACTGAATTTGCTTTGGATCAAAAGATGTGTTTACTCTGTCATCCTTTGTTCCAGTATTGTACTTATTTGGATTTTCAGTGTCCAATACCTTATTAAATAATGGATGACCTGTGGTGCCAACACCTAAAGGCTGCCCTCGCCCTATTTCCAATCCCCTGCAGCCCCAAACAAGCCTTTCCTTGTCTGGATTATAAACAGACATGTCAGCTAAAGCAAATCTATTAGGATCTGGTAATTTCAGTCGAAAAGCTCTAAACTGATTCCCTGACACCTTAGGCACTAATACATCATGTGGATCAACTGAGCTTCTCACTTCAAAATAAGGGTGTCCAACTGTCAGCAGGCGATCACTATTTGCATGATAAAAGATGTTGGTCCTTTGAACAAATTCATCCGTACTTTGTACCCTTGCAACCGGTGTTGAAGGGGGTAAGTATACCTTACCATTTGCTGGAAGCCAATAGGACATCTGCAAAAAATTATAAATAGGCCCGTTTTCGTTTCTTCCATTTTAAGCTAGGATGTAGATAATAATCACCACTAAAATCTTCTGTGTGAATTATTACTGTTGGGGTATTATCTGGTTCTGTAGGAATAACTTCTGGATACGCTCTACTCTCAGGATAAGACACATGGAATCCATCTAAATCTACAGTATATAAAGAAGTTTCCCTTACAGTTTCAAAGCGAGGTAATGTAACAGTATTTGATCTTCTAGAATTTCCAAACACTAATTGGGCACCACTAAAATCCTCTATAGCTTCATCAATAAGTATATCATCAGATTCTAGGTGTACATTTTCCTCTAAATTAGGTAACTCTTCCAAATCAATATTTACGAACGTACTTTCCACAGGACCCTGGACTATTGTAGCATCGCCAGAATGTTCCCCAAGAACTTGCAGTTCAATAGAAGGTTGAGTATCAATACTGCTAATATCCCTAAAAAAATGTACCTGACCGCCTATTGTAGTTCCAGACCTGGTCCTTATAGTAGCTCGTTTGCCAAGTCTGCTAACCCTTATATAGCCTGCAGGTGTTTCAGCATAGGTAGGCCTACCAAGTTTTTGTACATCTAAAAATTGTCTATCAGGAGGCTCTTCTATAGTTTCTAGGTCTCTTTCAAACACCTGAGTAACTTCTTCTTCAAATACAGGATTATCAAATTGAAACCTAACTAACCTGGAAGGTCTACTATAAAACATTGGATCTTCCACTTGAACCTGCTGTGTGAACCTTCTATTGTATAAAGCCCTCCGTAATGCTGAGGCCATTTGTTGTGCCTGTCTGACAGGAGTGCTTGTTTGCCTAGGTGGGGTTGGCTCTTCGATTTCAAAAGAATATTGTGAGGGAATTTCTTGTAATTCTATTTCAACTACTGATCGCGGAGGTGGGTTACCACCTATATATTGTCCACCATCAAATGACTGAACAACAATTTGGTCTGATAGGGACGTTTCCCCCGCACTTGGTGTAGTTTCAGATATGATTTGAAATGCAGGATTGTTATATTGTGTTCTACTAACTCTGTTTCGTGTGGGTGGACTTGGATCAGCCACCTCCAGAACAGCATTCGAGTTTCTGCCCCCAGTCACCACTGGTGTATCTACTGTAGGTATGTCAGGGGCAGGATGCACCTCTGCAATTGTTTCTATTTCACCTGGTAAGAGGTCAGGACCTGTTGACTCTGTTAAAGGTATGATAGAAGAAGCACTGGGGTCAATAGGATTGACACTGTCAATAGGTATTAGTTCACTTGGTCCTATAGCCTCAGGCACCAAAGCAGGCCTAATAACTGTGGGTGTATTTCCAACTCTTACACTCGTCCCTTCACCTAATGGCCCATATCCAGTGCTACCACCAGTGCCTCTTCCTGTACCAATTCCCAAACCTCCAAAAAATACACCAGTGCTGCCATATTTTAAAATTTGATCAGCTACAGTAGTCTGCTCCACTTTATTAACAACATCAGGGGGGCAGGTGCCTGCTGCTTTGCAGGTCCTGTAAATATTAGTAACAGAATCACGCTTTGTTCTGCGTGCGCGAGCCATGCATTAACAATTCTATTGAAACGTATGTGTTAGTAAAAAAACTAGAAAGGTTAGTGTGTTAAATAGAGTCAAAGCACCCAAGAGACCAATCAACGCCCTTTGGTAATTTCATAATACTTAAAAACATTTGTCTTTGAGATTTACTGGTAAAGCTAATAATCATTCTAGAGCGTCCTATTCTATCGTTGCTACCTGCACTGACCCATGACCATGTAGTACTGAAGCAATCATAATAGCCTTTATACTTTTCTTTAGCCCTGTAGCGATAACACTTAAGAGTATTGGCTTGTCCTTTCAACAAAATTACTGGGGGATCCCTAGCGTCGTCCAATAATCTCGCAAGTCGTCCACTATGTTGTCTACCAACACCTTGTAGGCTGCTTCCCACTTGCTCAGGTGGTATGCCACTTGTGCCAACAGATTTGGATCTTGACCTCCTGTTGCTGTACCCTCTACGGCCTCTGGAGGCTGCTCTCCCCCGTTCCCTTCCGTTCCTGCTCCTGCCCCTGCTCCTGCTCCTTCTCCTGCTCCCGCTCCTGCTTCTGCTCCCGCTCCTGCTTCTGTCCCCGCTCCTTCCCCGACCCCGGCTTCCTTGTCCCCTTCCTTGTCCCCGTTCCCGTTCTCCGCGTCTGACTGTGAGGAGGGTCCGCGCGTCTCCTTGTGATCCCGATCTCGATCCTGACCGCGATCGTGATCTCCTCGGTGACGCTTTCGGTCGTCTTTGGATCCCCCTGGAGGCGGTTGTAGCACCAGAGTCTTTTCGCCCGTACCTTCCTTTAGATGGTTGCTTCCGTTGAGTGGGTACAGGGGACTGTCCTCCGGATGTCTGCGAAAGGGAGCCGGGGTCTGTGGCAGGGGCGGGTCGGTCCCTTTCTTCTTCGGAGTTGGTGGAGCTGGTAACAGGAGCAAACAAAATTTCGTTGTTAAACTTAACTTCCCATTCTCCAGTTTCACTAAATCTGCGTGCGTCTTGAGCAAATCTGATATAGTATTGTTTATTTAATCCATCCATAAAATAGGCACCATGATAGTCCAAATGTCCCTCAGTCTTTTGCCAGTTGCCTTCGTCATCTTCAAAATATATATGTGTCCAAATAGTGTATAACATTGTATTTTCAGGATTGCCATCATACACTATTTCAATAGTCTTAGGGCCCTTTTTAAAACAATTTTCTGGGGGTGTGCGAAACGTTTCTACACTTGTATTTACTAATGTCCATTTTTCATTTTTGTAAGGTGATCTTTGCAATGCTTCTAAATGTAAAACCATAGCAATGGCTTCCTTAGCTTTAGCCTCTGAAATAGTTAATGCAGGTACTGGCTGATAACCAAGGCGCAATACTCCTCTTTGTCTGGCATAATGAAATAACACCTGCTCCTGTCTTAACAAGTTCCAATGTTCAATTTGATCTTTTAAGGATTCACTAGCTCTTTCATAAATTGTCATTAACTTGTCTTGCAGTGCATTGAAACGGTCGCTGAGAGCCTCCATCCTCACCCTCGTCTTCTTGGTCACTTAGATCTAATTGCCTCCAAAGCCTTTGAAAAAAAGATTTCCAGCTTTGGTCAGTAAGTTCAAACAAGGGACTGCCATCGTCCTTAAATGGAAACTTATTTACAAACTCAAATGCTTTAATTCTACTATGCAGATATTTATACTTTGGATCAGACATTATATTATTATTTGATGTAATCAATAATGGTGGAAATCTAATTTGGACCGGATTTTTATGCTTACAATCCACACTAACCATGTTACCATCTATTCCATTTCTTAAATAATTATCAATATAATTCCAACAGCACTCGGTGGCATCATCTAGTAGTGCAATTTTAGATTCTACTAATGGAGATAACCAAAATTGACTTCTAGCATTTACAAACGATATAACTTTTCCCTTTAAGGCCTTTATTAAAGACATACAAAACATTGATTTGCCACAATCAGGTGCACCATAAATTAATAAACAATTTCTTTTAGGTACTGAGGCAAGAAATTGCTTGAATACATCTAGAAACATTATAAAATTAATCTGCTGAAATCGTATAAATTTAACAATGTCTGACCAATGGCCTGGTCCTTCAATTGATTTCAATCTAGTATAAATCCAGGCTGACATACTCATATTTTTCATTTCTCCTCTTTTATAATGCCTTACCATCTGTCCACATTCTCTAACAAATTTTGCCTGACTGTTATGAGCTAAAAAGGCGCGAGCATTTGAATCTTCATCTGCTAATTTTGCATAATGATAAGCAATATCTGAGTCCTCAGTATATTCATTATCATATGCCCACTGAATCATTCTACTTAAATCAAATTGCTGTGTTTCATATTCCTGATGAGAAAGCAATGTTTGATTTGCTATCCACTCTGGGTATTCTCCATGGGTATATACATTTTTATTCATAGATTCTTTGTACCAAAACAAAGCTGCTACTACGCTGCGAATCTGGGGTGGATCAGCTATAAGCTGTGCATCCCCAACATTTAAAATGGACATCAACAAGTTCTTTACAGTATTTCTGCTTTTTCCAGTTTTAAAACATAGTAAATACAAAGATATTGGAGATAAAACATGCAACCAAATATATTCACAATGCTGCTGAAATAAATGCTTTGAGCCTTCAATAATTTCATCCTGCAACCCATAGACAATAATTGCCCAGTCTCTGCAACATGTATTATCACTTTTGTATCTTCTGGTTAACTCTGTAAAGCTAACACCAAAAGCAGCTTTAAATTTACTAAGCAATGTAGCCCGCGCATTGCTGCACTGTAGTAACTGTTTGTAATGTTCTTTGTTTTGGCTTCCCTTAGTTTCTGCTGTAGCAGAAACAGTTTCTGGGACGTCATCTTTTGACCCCGGTACCTCCACTTCCGCAACAGAATCTTCAGCTTCATGAGTTAAAGAAAGCTCAAGTCCGCTGTCCTGTTCCTCGAACAGTCGCCTCTTACTTTTGCGTTGAGGCGAAATAGTAATAGATTCCAATTGTGGACTAAGCTGTAAAACAGCTTTAGGACTAAAATACTTTCGTTTTAACTGCTGCAGCTGTAGATCGCTCTCCTCTCTCTCCTGCAGGCACAGCAGCTCTTGGGGATTTCCCAATTCTGCGTCCCCAAGGTCCCCATCATCTAATAAATCTGAAATATCTGAGTCTGTGTCTTTGTCAAATAACTTTTCAAAATCCCCATCTACATCACTACAATCAGCTTCTATTAAACACCAAGTACTACAGCCTTCTTTAGGATCTATACCTTTATCTGCCATTTTTGCAGTCAGGACACAGCAACGCTATTTCTTCAAGAAGTAGGTCTTGCAGAGTTCTAATTCCAAATTGGGTACACGATGCAAAAATTCGAAGCTTAATTCCGCAGCCACCACACGAGGAAACTATCTTGTAGTCTATTCTTTGAGGTGCAGGCTCCTCCTCCTGATTTTCTGACAAGTCTTCGTCACAATGCAGGTCAATGGGCTGGACAAGGTCTTGCAGATCCAGCACAATATCTGGTATAGTAGCCTGTTTCCCAATCATATCTCTGTACAAAACCTACACACTGCCTTCCAAGCTCCTCTAACTCTATCAAAAGGAATGCCTGATGCACAAACTGCCAATTTCTCTAAGTAATCCAAATGTCTTAAACAAAACTTACATCTAACAGTTAAACAACACAAAAGACTACCTGAGTCCCTTTCTATAGCATCCTTTCCTTGTACACTATACTCATAAAAATGTTTTGTTTCTATTGCTGCTACTTGTTTAGCACAAGCACCACAGCAAGCATAAGCATAATTCTCCTTCCAAATTAAATTTAAATTTTTTGCATCAAATTGCAGTAGCTCCTCAAATGTTAAAAAAGCCTCACAAAAATTACAATGCAATAAAATGTCCTCCAATGGAATATCTAACTGTCTTCTAAGTTCCTGCACCGAAGGAGGTTTTGCCATTGTGATGGGAACACTTTCACTGCCTGTATTTATATACTAGCTGTTTGTATTATAACGCAGGCGGTTACGTGTTTTTCTATGGCGTGATGATTGTTGGCAACAATA